AGTACCTGATGTTCCGCTAGTTCCTGATGAACCTGAAGTACCAGATGTTCCTGAAGTTCCGCTAGTACCTGAAGTACCAGTTGTTCCACTAGTTCCTGATGTTCCGCTAGTTCCTGTCGTACCGCTAGTACCAGATGTTCCGCTAGTTCCTGAAGTTCCTGAAGTACCAGTCGTCCCTGATGTTCCACTAGTTCCTGTTGTACCGCTAGTACCTGAAGTACCAGTTGTTCCACTAGTTCCTGATGTTCCGCTAGTTCCTGTTGTTCCGCTAGTACCAGATGTTCCATCTATTCCGCTAGTTCCTGAAGAACCTGAAGTTCCACTAGTTCCATCTATTCCGCTAGTACCTGACGTTCCGCTAGTACCTGAAGTACCAGTTGTTCCTGATGTTCCGCTAGTTCCTGAAGTTCCGTGTGTTCCTGAAGAACCTGAAGTTCCACTAGTTCCATCTATTCCGCTAGTTCCCGAAGAACCTGAAGTTCCTGAAGAACCTGAAGTTCCACTAGTTCCATCTATTCCGCTAGTACCCGATGTTCCGTGTGTTCCTGAAGAACCTGAAGTTCCACTAGTTCCATCTATTCCGCTAGTTCCTGAAGAACCTGAAGTTCCACTAGTTCCATCTATTCCGCTAGTACCCGATGTTCCGTGTGTTCCTGAAGTACCAGATGTTCCGCTAGTTCCTGAGGTACCAGTTGTACCTGATGTTCCACTAGTACCAGTTGTTCCACTAGTTCCGCTAGTACCTGAAGTACCAGTTGTTCCACTAGTTCCTGATGTTCCGCTAGTTCCTGTTGTACCGCTAGTACCAGATGTTCCGCTAGTTCCTGAAGTTCCGTGTGTTCCTGAAGAACCTGAAGTTCCACTAGTTCCTGATGTTCCGCTAGTTCCTGAAGTTCCACTAGTTCCATCTATTCCGCTAGTACCCGATGTTCCGTGTGTTCCTGAAGTACCAGATGTTCCGCTAGTTCCTGTTGTACCGCTAGTTCCTGAAGTTCCACTAGTTCCTGAAGAACCTGAAGTTCCACTAGTTCCGTCTATTCCGCTAGTTCCTGAAGAACCTGAAGTTCCGCTAGTTCCGTCTATTCCGCTAGTTCCTGAAGAACCTGAAGTTCCACTAGTTCCGTCTATTCCGCTAGTTCCTGAAGAACCTGAAGTTCCGCTAGTTCCGTCTATTCCGCTAGTCCCTGATGAACCTGAAGTTCCACTAGTTCCGTCTATTCCACTAGTTCCTGAAGAACCTGAAGTTCCACTAGTTCCGTCTATTCCACTAGTTCCTGAAGAACCTGAAGTTCCATCTATTCCGCTAGTTCCTGAAGAACCTGAAGTTCCACTAGTTCCTGAAGTTCCGTCTATTCCGCTAGTTCCCGAAGAACCTGAAGTTCCACTAGTTCCATCTGTACCGCTAGTTCCTGAAGAACCTGAAGTTCCATCTATTCCGCTAGTCCCTGAGGTACCAGTTGTTCCGCTAGTTCCTGAGGTACCAGTTGTTCCGCTAGTTCCTGAAGAACCTGAAGTTCCGTCTATTCCGCTAGTCCCTGAGGTACCAGTTGTACCGCTAGTTCCTGAAGTTCCGTCTATTCCGCTAGTACCCGATGTTCCGTGTGTTCCTGAAGAACCTGAAGTTCCATCTATTCCGCTAGTTCCTGAGGTACCAGATGTTCCTGAAATACCTGAAGTTCCGCTAGTTCCTGACGATCCATCAGTACCATCAACTCCACTTATACCGCTAGATCCAGATGTTCCAGAGATTCCTGAAGTACCACTTGTTCCATCAGTTCCACTAGTTCCTGAAGTACCAGATGTTCCGCTAGATCCAGATGTACCAGTTGTTCCTGAAGAACCAGATGTACCTGATGAACCACTAGTTCCTGATGAACCATTAGTACCATCAACTCCACTTATTCCGCTAGATCCAGATGTTCCGTCAGTTCCTGATGTGCCACTTGTTCCTCCAGTTCCTGATGTACCACTTGTTCCTCCAGTTCCTGAAGTTCCACTAGTACCCGAGGTACCACTTGAACAACATGTACCAGTTATTGTTACAGTGATGTTTCCATCACCGTCGTTTGTTACTGAGGCTCCACTAAATGTAATTCCTGAAACATTAGTTACCGGTGTTCCACCGTCTCCAACGGATAAGGCCGATCCAGACCCTGAAGTTATACCTGTAATTGATACTACACTACCATCACTATTATTAAGAGATAACGTTGAAGTACCACTATTATAAGTTCCTCCCGTTACCGTTCCTGTAAATCCTGTGATAGTCACAGTTCCTCCGTAATTATCACGCAAATCTAAAGATGTTGTTGCCGAAAAATATGTACCACCTGTTATGATAGTATCGTTTAAGTCAGCAATTCTCCATCTCGCATTTTCTCTTGTAACACCACTAACACCTTCAATTGTTGAACCTGTCCAAGCGTTTTGGAAAGCTTGTCCACCTGCCTCTGTGTTCAAAACTTGATATCCTGTTGAAAATTCAAAGATGTCTCCATCCGCTAAAGCAACATTCCACAATGACTCGTAGTTAGGTATGGTATATTGATATGTTTGCTGAGTTTCTTGCACAAACACCAACATTCCCAATCTTCTTCTACCTGAAGAAATTCCGTCATTATTCAAATCTAATTGACTTATTATCGGGGCTGGTCCGTCTCCTCCATAATTGAATGAAATAGGGATACTATTACCTGAATATAACACATATCCACCGTCTATTTTTGTTTGTTCGGGTATCTGCCAATTTAAGTCTGAAAGACTCCAAACTTCCATGTAACCACCTATGCTATCAACACTAAAGTTAGTGCCTGTATCAGAATCTCTTAAAACCGAATTAGGTCCTGTAAGTAGTGTTCCTGATGTTGGATTTTTATATTCGAAACTCATTTTTTTCTTTTTTTTTTATTTATAAATCTTATGTTAGTGTTCCACCTCTATAGTACTGTGGTAAATTTCCAGTTAATGGCCTAAATTCAGTTCCAGTAATTGATGAATACATTTTATAAACCCCTGGAGGTATCGTTGTACCACTATAATTAATAACTAACCCAAGATAAGTCGCAGGTAGGGTTAACGTAGTTGTTGCAGCGGCGGTAGGACCATAATTTATTGTTGAATATGTTTGACCATTCGTTGCCGCAGTGGATACAAACCAGGTAACGAATGCATTGGTTCCTGAGAAAGATCCTGTAGGTAAAACCGCTGTTTGGAATTTATATGCCTGTATAGCTTGTCCTTGAAGGTCTGTTCCAACTGACGTTGAAGTAATACCTGTAATCACAATTGCCGGATTATAAACCCCCCATCCTGTATAACTAAGATAAGCATTCATTTGAGAATCAAATGTTGATTGTACAGTGCTTGGTGTTGAACTGCCCGCAACATTAAATCCTTTGAAAGTACTTCCTTGAGCGGTCATCCAAGCATTTAAGTTATTTCTTGGTGCCGCAGCTCCTTGGTCAATAAATGCATAAGCAAATAATGGTTGATTAGTAGGTGTAGGTGAAGGGGTATTAGTTGGTGTTGTTGTATTAGTTGGTGTCTGTGTTTGTGTTACCGTTGGAGTATTTGTTGGCGTCTCAGTAGGAGTTGAAGTTACAGTCGCAGTTTGAGTAGGAGTTGCCGTCTCAGTAGGAGTTGCAGTAGCCGTTGGTGTAGGAGTTTCAGTAGATGTTGCAGTTACGGTTGGTGTAGGAGTTTCAGTCGCCGTAGCAGTTACTGTTGCAGTATTAGTTGGAGTAGGTGTTGATGTTGCAGTTTCAGTAGGTGTTGGAGTTAAAGTCGCAGTCGCCGTTGCAGTAACACTTGGTGTAGGTGTATTTGTTGGAGTTTCGGTTGGTGTATTTGTAGGTGTTTCAGTTGGTGTCGATGTAGGAGTTTCAGTATTAGTAGGAGTATTGGTTGGAGTTTCGGTTGGTGTATTTGTAGGTGTCTCCGTATTGGTTGGAGTAGGCGTGCTTGTTTCTGTCGCCGTCAAACTTGGTGTTGGCGTATTAGTTGGAGTTGGTGTTTCAGTTGGAGTTTCGGTATTTGTCGGAGTTTGAGTACTAGTATTTGTAGGCGTGTTAGTTGGAGTTTCGGTTGGTGTCGATGTAGGAGTTTCAGTATTTGTAGGTGTATTAGTTGGAGTTTCGGTTGGTGTATTTGTAGGTGTCTCCGTATTTGTAGGCGTGTTAGTTGGAGTTTCAGTTGGTGTAGATGTTGGAGTTTCAGTATTTGTTGGAGTTTGAGTTGTAGTGTTTGTAGGTGTATTAGTTGGTGTTTCTGATGGAGTATTTGTCGGTGTCGAAGTCTGAGTAGCAGTATTAGTAGGCGTATTTGTTGGTGTCTCAGTTGGAGTTTGAGTAGCAGTGTTTGTTGGCGTATTGGTTGGTGTAGGCGTATTTGTTGGTGTCTCAGTTGGAGTTGTAGTCGGAGTTGGAGTACTTGTCGCAGTATTAGTTGGAGTTGGTGAAGACGTAGCCGATGGTGTTCCCGTTGGTGTTTCACTAGGTGTCTGTGTCGGCGTTTCAGTTGGAGTAGGCGATGTTCCAACTGTTGCAGTTGGAGATGGTGTTAATGAAGGTGTTGGTGTTACTGTTGGTGTTGGCGTTACACACGCCAAAGAAACGACAATACCATTGAACATTTCATTTCTCGTAGCAGCAGAATAATAGATTACATCATCAACAAAAATGTTGAATGGTCCCAAAGCGTTTGAATTAGATGCCAATCTAACTATATATGAAGTACAACCAGTTACTGTTAGTTGTTGTTCAATTTCCGTAGAGCACCCGGGTGCGTTGTTCGTGACTAAAATAGAATATATGGACATCCGAGGTTTTTATTAAATAAATACCACAAGTATTCTATTTGATTTCTTATATTATGAAAATTAGATGGGAATATTTTTTTTGGCTAAACTAAAACAATGTCACAGTTCTAATCCGTAGTGTAAATTGAAAAATTACAATTAGACTCTTGGATGTCAATGTTAACAATACAAGATGCTAATTCAATTGTAATTTCGAAATCACATCCAAAAGTACATTGTAATATTTTGAATACTTCACAATTGTTACTGTCAACCATTTTCAACATGATTTCAGGAGCCGTTGAAAAAATCGATGGTATTGTGGTATTATATTCTACCACAGGAGGAACTGGCCCCGAAGATATAGTACCTAATAGTGTTTGATTGTTTCCATATACATCTGATATGTAAACACTTATAGGGTATGTACCTCCCGATATTTCTGTAATTCTTACCTGATTCATGATAAACAAATTATATCGTAGTTTATAATCAAGTCGATGACAATTTCTTGACCCTCGAGGGAAGTATTATTTCTACTTGTTTCGATTGTTATTTGATTATTTAGTTGGTCGATAATCACGTTACCAACACCTGGAATTCCTAATAACAAAGTTCGAATAGTATCATACCACTGATTATCTGTTGGAACCTGAACTAATGATGTCGATGTAAAGAAATTTTGGCTAGCAATTATACCTGAAGGATTTACGGAAACTTTGGCAGTAAATACCGCATTTATTAAGTCACAATTTGTATTCTCCGATGTCAAATCAAAAAATCCTTCATTTAACATTTGTAATAAACCAAACTTGGTCGGTGATTCTATGTTAAATACCTCAGCCCCCATCACATAAGTTTGATATGATGTTGAGTTTGTACTACAAGTTATTGTGGTATTTCTTGTTAATGAACATCCATTACTGTCTACTACAGTCAAAAAATAAGTGCCACCAGTTAATCCACTCACTTGTATTTGTTGCGGTTCATTTGGCACATTGTCTGACCAATTAAAACTGAATGGTGGTTCACCTGAGGTTATGAACGCGGTAATTTTACCACTAGATCCACTGCCACAAGAAGTACTATATAAAGTATAGTTTAATGGTTGACTACTTGGTACTAAAATGTTTGTAGTTTGAACACATCCATCCGCGTCAGTTACAGTAACAACATGAGTACCTGAAGTTAAATTATTGAATGTGACCGCAGTTAAATTTGTATCTATTACATTTTGAATTCCGTCAACAGAATAATCTAATGGTAAAGTTCCTCCACTTGTTGTGAAAATTGTAACCGACCCATTATTTTGATTACAACTCGTGCCCACTACTTGAGTTGAAATAGTGTATTTATTTTGAGCGACTAAATTCACTTCTTGTAAATAAGAACATCCACTATTGTCGGTAACACCTACGGTATATGTACCCCCACTTAGATTTCCAAATATTTGAGTACTCTGGGAATTACTTATATTCAACTGATTACCCGTTGGGCTAATCAAAGTATATGTATATGGTATTGTTCCTCCAACCACATTTATAGTAATCGAACCGTTATTACTTGAACAAGTCGAATTTTGTCCTTGAACTGAAACACTTGTTATTCCTCCAGGTGTTTCAAGAGTTGTTCCCGCAAACATTTGACACAAACCCGCGTCTGTCACTTGAAAGTTATATTGTCCTGCGGATAATCCTGAAATTGAAAAAGTTCTTGAATAAGATACCAATACATTACCAGTAGATGCCGAATAATAGAATGGAGCAGTACCACCTGTAATGGTTAAGTTAATTACCCCATTGGACTGAAGACATGTCGGAGCGGTAGAAGTGAATACTCCAAACCCAATCGGATTCACATTGGTAATTGTTGCCGATTTGGTCAATGAACAACCATAAGCGTCAGTGACATCAACAGAATAATTACCCGAAGTTAATCCTGTAATCGTACTACCAGTTTGTCCATTACTCCACAAATAACTATAAGGAGATAGACCTGTTTGTCCTGTCACAAAAATTTTACCTATTGGAGTTCCACCACAACTTGAGTTTGGTACAACATACAATCCATAATCTAAACTTTCAGATTCTTGGACTATAAATGTCGGAGTAAATGCCGTACATCCTCCCAAATCAGTTACACCTAAATAATATGTTCCAGCGCTTAATCCACCAAAAACAACCGCATCTGTATTAGTTATTGCAGAGGTTAGATAATTGTCATTAATATCAAACAAAGAAAAACTGGTTGATGAATATAAAGATGTTGACGAACCTGTAACAGATCCATTATTGACTCCACAAGTTGTATTTTGAACCGCAGTTACTGATCCACATACTCCACTAGAAATTGGGATATTAACTAAAAACTCGCTGTTTACAGGTAAAGTACTATCGTTTACTCTAATTTGATAAACATTACTTGCCAACCCTACCAAAGATGCAGGTTGTGCCACAATAGTTTGAGATGGATAAGACGGAGTAATAAACTCTATTGTATACGGTGGCGTTCCCGCACTAACAAATAGATTGAATGCCCCCGAATTATTATTAGAGCAATCACCTGTTACCGTTATATTATAATTTAATACCGCCATTAACCGTTACAATTTATACTTATATTTATTCCCGAGTTTAATGAAAGTGTTTCACCAATATTTCTTTCAGTACAAGTAAGACTTGTAATTGTTAATATGTTACCGTTTAAGAAAAATGTGAACCCATAATCATATAGTTGTGGAAGATATTGTATCAATGCATTTCTCCACATTGTATTAGTTGGGACATCAGTCAAACCATATCCAACATAAAACAACTCTTTAATTATAACATCCCCACCAATTCTCAAATCAACATACCAAGTACTTTGAACTGAGTTTTGTATACAATCATTCAATGTTAACCCACTTTGGGCTAACATATTGTTAACTCTATTGGATAATATACTACTAAAATTACTAACATCAACATCTCCGTTTAACCAAGGAAATATATTAAAATCGGTGTATTCTGTAGTACAGGTATAATCAAATATACTTGAAATAATGAAACATGGATCGACAGGTACTGGTATAAATCGACATCCTCTTTGTCTTCTATAAACAAACTTCTGTCTTTGGAATATTGAATTCTCCATCCTAACTCCTGTATTCCATATTGTTGTTGCCGGAATCATTTGTTCCACTAACTTCATCCAATATGGGCCAATACCATTGACGTAGTCAATTAATTTTTGATAGGTGTATTTGTTATTGGGTAATCCAACCGTGCTTTCCGATTCAATATATTTCCAAAAGATTGATTGTAAGATGGGATATCCACCTGTTTTACCATCTGTAATATATTGACGGTTTCTTACGTTAATCATATTCTCCCAAAAAGTTTGAGAAAATTCAAAAAACGTTTTCTTTTTTGGCTGTGGATTTATAAAAGTAGAATCAACTCCTCCAGGTACTGGATAACCAACTGTTAATCCTGATTCAGGTATCGGATAGTCATATCTTCTTGATTCTTCCCAAACATCATAAACTAAACCTTGTGCTGGATTCAAGAAAAGGTCTACGTTTTTAACATTCAATACTAACTTTTCATTATCAACAAAATAATAGGCATTATAATCCGCACTATTTGAAATTCTAATTCTGTCGTCTTCTTCCAACCATGATTTATTATTATCAACCACTTTCTTAAGTTTGAACCCTTCAGTCATATATGGAAAATCTCTGAATCTATTAAGATATGGTTGTCCATAAGTGAAAGGAGTTAATTGTGATTGTATGTTAAAATTTTGACCAGTGAATACCTGACCTGTTACAACTACCTCATCAGGACTTCTATGCGAAGGTGTTGATTCATACCATCCAGATCCTATCTGAAAGAAATAACTTTCAGTATTTTCAGGAGCTTTAGGAAACCCTTCTAAATCAACAGGGTAATCCTCCAATCTGGTGTTTACATCTTGATATGTTGCAGTTGAAGTGAACGCACTAAATGTTTGACCCTTTATCTTATAAGTTGAACCTGGAATAAAACTTGGAGTATTTTCAACATAAGTACCACCTGAAATAGCCGCCCATTGAATACCAAATTGATCCATGTTTATTTTTTGGTCAGCCAAATAGATATGTTCATTGAATTCAATTAAAGAATCGGGAGCTCCGATTAATCTTAACATAAATTCAACTGAACGTCTAGTTCCCTTAGATTTGAATAAGTAAGATGCGTTAAGAATAAGATTACGGTAGAATGCATAATTCAATTCCGTAGGTGTTAGTGCCCTAGCATAACCAGGATAGGTTGGTGTTGATGTATTTCCGAATACAGAACTTAAAAAGTCCTCATTAGTAATTGGCGAGAAATTAGAACTCCATCCAAGTGTTTGTGCCAAATTCACTAAAAGTTGTGATGGAATATCATTAGAAGGATTGTAACTAACAGAGTTCATGTATGCCAAGGCATCTATGAATTGTTTGATTTGGTCAAAACTTCTACCATAAATTTGAAATATCTTTTCAACTTTTTGTCCTAATGTATCAAATTCCTTCAAAGAATCTGTAACCAAAAATCTTGAGATTAAATTTGTTTTGAAGGAATCCAAATTAATCGCAATTTCCTCAAGTTGGCTCAAGTAATTCTCAAACAAAAATGACCTAATATCCAAATTCCACGGCCCATCTTTAGGCCATGTTACTTGTTGAAAATTAGTATAAAATTGTCCGGCTTCATTTTGTTGTGGCACTTGAAATACCGCAGTATACTCCGGTCTTATAAGTCGGTTTAATAAAAATTTTTGTACCTCATCAAAATCTTCAGCAAAAATTCTATCAACAACAAAATCATTTGGCCTTATTTGAAATTCTTCGTTAGATGTAGTTGCTGTCACCCCAAATGGTGAACCTGAAACAATGAATTCGATGAATCCTGTTGTCAGTGTTTGTGATGGAGTAAATGAAACAATATTAAAAATATTGTCATTGATTGACACACAATAATCCAAATAAGTATTATACAAATTTCTATACGGAGAAACGGTTATTTCTCTTACAGATAAATTTGTTGCAGCACTTAAAGAATAATCAATATCGAATGGATTATTAATTCTACTTACATTAATACGGAATGATGTTTCATTCAATACGGAATCATAAGATATATTAGTAGCAGTCGAACCTGTTATAAAATTATCATTGTTGAATACTATATCTAATGAAGCCGGAAATCTATGTATAATTTCAGTAATAGATACTTGAAATCTTTTACTTAAAGATCCATACATAGAAAAGTTTAGAACTTGAGACACATCATAGTTCGGATATACTCTGAACTGTGTCGCCATAATTCTTCTACTCTCATTAACGTCACCAATATTCAATCCCTCCAAACTTATAGGTTCAGAGAAAGCCCCAACATTAAAGGTTCTATTAACTTTTTCAGTAACCGAAGTTGTAAACTCAAAGTTACCTTGCGTGAGTCCTCCCCCTTCAACTGTTTGTAATCCTACAATATTGTCAGAGAAGGTCGCAGCACCACTACCGGGTCGTGGCGGATAAAAAAATTTAGTAGTACCTTGAGTCGTAGCCATTAACTAGTTATATTTGTAAAGTTTTTACTGAAATCAATATTATTACCTCTGCTTTGTCTAACCTCATAAAGAAGAGCATTAAATTGGTCTCTAATTTCGTATAGGTTGTACTGTCTGTATATGTTATCATTAGCATCGTAGATAGTGTAGATACCATCATCGATAGATTTGGTTTGATTACCATATAGAGCAATAGCAAGAGAAGAAATATCGTACTCAACCATTTCAATCTCTACAGATACAGGATTGAAAAAGGTATTAGTGATTATAATATTTTGGTCAGGCTGTCCAATGTACGGAGTTGCATTTGGTTTGTTTGTTGGTGATGATGACGGTGATAGTGTTAGAAATATTAGATTTGAATCTCCATCAACATATCTATATCTTATCGCCTTTTGTGTCGTGTTAACCTCATTTGTTACAACAGGCTCACAAAAGAAACTTGATGTAACAACTCTGAAGAAATTAGGTATTTTAGAACCATCAGGATTAAGATATTCAACTCTGAATCCGACTAATCCTTGAGGTACAAATTTGTTTTGATATTGTGTAGGAACATTAGAAATGTCAATAATAATACCTTTGACGTTAGGTAACGCACTTAAAACACCACAATCACTAATTACCGTTCTGATTTCCGCAGGTCTTATATATAATGTGTAAATTCCCAACGCATTGAATTGATTTGCGGGTAATGTTAAATTGTAAAGTCCCCCCAATACTTCAACACCAGCGTTTCCTCCTGTTTCAGAGTTTGCGAAGTAGGGTCTCAATATAGTTTGAGCGTCCAACTTTGTTAAAACAAATTGGTCTGTAACGTCCCTTGTGGGCGTAAAATTAAGAATTATCTCTACATCAGCGGGACTAACGTCTGATGGTCTTATTGTTCCATAGCTCCCAATTGCCATTATTATGTCGCTTGTTTAATTAATTTATTTCCTTTTCTTAAGTTATCTTCAGCCCACAAAGGTTGAAGATTGGTATAATGACACAATTTATAAATTTCATCTTCTGTTTTTGCAGAGGATAAAGGTATAATGTGGTCAATATGCCATTCCCCATAATTACCCCAAGACATCCCTTGAAAAAATTGTTTTTCGAGGTGTTCTTTCAATTCTTTCGGAGTAATGCCGACCAAATCGAAAGTTTTATTTGACTTAATTATACTCTTATTTTTCAAAAATTTGTTCAATCTCTTTCTAACATTAAAAGCCAATTTGAATAATGGTTCGTTTTTTCTTCTATCCACCATATATTGGTTATATTTTTCAGTGTTTTTACTTCTCCACTTCAAAGTGTATTGAACTGCCTTTTCTCTATTTTCCTCATTCCATTTTTTTAATGTGGAATCACGTTTATCTTTGTTTTTTATAGACCATTTTTTTTGATATTCAGGATTATCCTTATATCTTTTTTTACTATATTCACGATATTTTTCTGAATTATTCAAATATTTAATTCTATCGTATTCCTTTGTACACAGTTTACAGGATCCTCTACCTTTATTAAAATCTTCGAATGGTTTTTCAATATTACATTTACTACAAACTTTCATCTTCTATAAATACTTTATTTCCTTTTTTCAATTAGTACTTTCTTTATTAACTACGTTAAAGAATCCATATCCATAGTTAATCATATCTCCCAAATTGTCAACCTCACCCAATCTCATAACTCTTTCATAAGCACTATTTTTTCCTCTTTCAACAAATACGTTGGTTTGTATTTGTGCTTGGTCAATTACTTTTAGAAGAACTTCTTCTTTAGTAATAGGTTGTGCCGTCAAATTATTTGAAGTTAGTCCAGATGATTGTTGGAAAAATATTGTAGTCCCATCATTATAATCATAGTAATGAACTCCAGTAATTGTATAGGCAGTGTACACAGGATTTATATCTGATATTGCCCCCCATATTTGTCCATTACTGATTACAGGAACTCCAACTCGGAATTTTGGACTACCGTACAATGCCAGTTCATTTATTCTCGATCTGGTATTACCCGAAACTGTAAATGGAACCGTGACATAATTATTTGATGTTTGTGCCGAAACTACATTCACAGCATCTCCTGAAAAAATATAGTTATATGATACAGGAGTATTAATCCAGTTACCAGCACTAGGTATGAAAAAAGATTCACCATTTGGGTTATAAATAACAACATCAGTGAAAGGTACGTTGATTTTCTTAGAAACTTTTGTCACACCCCACGGATTTGTTTGTTCCAATGTTATGGTGTATTGTTTAATTGCCGTTGGGTAAGTATGACTTATTGAATTAGGGGTATAACTTGTTATTGTTTGTTTTGGGCTACCGTCCCCCCAATCCACTTTATACGCAGATAGTTCCAAAAACTTTTGAAATTCATCAGAAGTATTGTAAATATTCCAAACGTATGGACTATTTGTAGTTGATGAAAATATAAAATTGGTAACTACATCTTTTTGTAGTACCGCTCCATCGAATGGACTATAGTATCCCGCATCAACCGCAGTTTGTCTTAATAATATAGGCACCGATAAATTGGTTAACAAAGAAGTACCACTAGGCCCCGAACTAACAACTTGTGTCATAGCAGAATAAACCCCAACAGGAGTACCACTGTAATTTACAACGGATAAATCCCTGGCAACATTCTCAGGTGAGACAATAAATCTATAAGTATCCTGTGACATTATTGTGGAGGGTTTACATATTCATACCATTTTATGGGAATGTTGGTTCCCAACCTTTGTCCACTCGTATTTAACACTTGGTAAGTTTGTGTTTCATAATCAAGTTTAACCGTATAATATAAAAATTGTGTGTTATCAAAAGCATATTTATTTCCTGTCAAATAAACCTGAGGGCCATTTGTCAAGTCCAATGGATTTGTGCCTCTACCTGTCATCATTCTTGTGAATTGTCCAGTTTTAGCATTGAAAAACTTTGCAGACATATAGAATGTATTGATATTAAGAAAATTTCTTTTCTTTAACCAATAGATAAAAAACCCTTCTTTATCTCCAACATAATCCAAAATAAACTGTGGTTTTCTAATATTAACCATAGTTCTCTGCATTTGAGTTTCCATCATTAATCCTTGTTGAGTTGGCAATATTATCGTAAGATAATTTGTTTGTTGTTTCTCATCAGGAGTATCGTAAAAATCCAACTTGAAAAATGAATTGGAAAATACGTTATCATAATAATATACTTCTTGTGGTGTAAATCCTTCACTTAAATAATTGATTCTCCAATTACTCAGGTCATTCAGAGACCCTCCAGAATAAAAATAAAATTCATAATTGATTAATGTATCATTCGTAGTTCCTGTAGCAGGTGCGTGAGCAAATCTTGAAACCTCAAAATCTCTACCGTCACCAATGACTTCTTTAATTACTTTGGTTTCATACTCATCAATAGCCAAGTCCAATCCCAAATAATCCCACTTGAGTTCTACAGGTATGTTGATTTGTTTGTCAACACCAACATCTTGTCTAATTACAAATCTATTCACACTCATCTATTAGTGGTTTTATTGCGAAGTCAAATCCGTCAAGATTATCGTTATAATTTATTCCTTCAGGAATCAATCTAAAAATCGCCTGAGTATAAGGATAATGGGCTGAGTTTAAGTAAGGATAATCTACACCACGTCCCAAGTTGTCTATAAACCCATAGGTATAAATATCCCTCCATCGAAACTCTTGGTCGGTAGTTGAATAAAATGCCCAACTCGGAACATTGTCAATTTCCCCAAGTTCCGCAGTTTCAATATAATCCGAAAACACTTTCAATACCATTGAGTTATGGGGTTTATAATAATAACCTGGTGAGTTCGTAGAAAAATTGTTTGTTGTTTGGAATACCGTTTGATTGAACTTTATCTTATGGTAATATGGTGATACAACACGTTCAACTTGTTCATAGTCATTCCACTCACAGAAATCACCGTCCATTATATCACCAGGTTTCAAATCTAAATTATAATTAAATGTTTTTGTCGCACCATTGGTGAGAGTATATGCTGAAACAGGTATGTTTGTATTTGACCTTTGATTATTCAAATCCCACCAAGGAGTTGGAGTTTTTGCCAAATTGAACCCCCACCCTTGTTTCAATCCAACACTATTGAATGGTTGATTAAAATATCCTGAATATCCTTTATTAACTATTGTTAAACTAATTTCATTCAATGGTCTTTTTTGATTATCCAACAAACCCGCAAAGTTCAAGTCATAGTTAGATGTTACGTCATAAGTGTTACTACTTGTCTTTTGAGATATTCTTGTAACATTGTTTGGTGTTATCGAACTATATTCAAGTTTCCTCTCTTCACCAAACACATTTTTTTCAAATCCCGCCTTAGTAATTGCAAGGTCAGTAAGGTTAGTTAAGACCTTATATTTCTTAACATAATATTTAGATCTTGTTTCTGTTAAGTTGTCGGGATTAATAACTCTTCTAAATGTTCCAATTGTCCCGTTATTAAATGTAGAACCTGTAAATCCAATATTAAATAAGTTGAACACATGTTTGTCACTTCCATATAATCCATTACCAATAGAATAAACTTGGAATATGTTAGACCCACGATAGGTTAACGATAATTCCACATATTGTCCTATCGTCAAACCATGAGGGGCAATACAAATAAAAGAAACCAAACCATTACCATTCTGAGTATTATTTACGATTGAGAATGGTATTCCACTTGAAGCAATCCAATTCACATCATTGTTACTCGTGGAGTAATATGTTAGTTGTCTATCACTATCATTTTCATAAGGGTAGGTCAAATAGTACATCCAGTTATATGTGTAAGCACTCTTTGCTTTGTATTGAAAATGACTATCTCCTATATTAGGTCTATAAAAATCGAATTCATAATATTGCGGAAATCCTCTCCATATTCCACTTTGTTTTGAATTTGCTGGATCACTATAGTATAAATTATATTGGAAAGGTAAATAAGTTGTAGTACCTGTATAGGTGTTATCATACAAGTATGTTATCTTAAATGTTGGTCTAAATATTGTACTTTCTTGTCTTTCATCGTCATAAATCTGAGCAAGATTTAACGTAGATGTCCTATCGTACTCAGTGAGTTCTTGACTTTGCTCTTGAAGAGTCAAAGATATTTCCTCGTCTAATGAAGGAGCACCCTTATATCTAAGTCCACTTGGTATTATCGTATACTTATTCATCTACAGAATACTTAGTCTTAAATTTATCCAAAGCGGTTTCACCGACTATGGTTCCAAAATAAAATTGGTAAGGAGCACCTACCACAAATTTTTGTTTCAACGCTCCTGTTGATTTATATTGACCATCTCCAACAGTTCCATCAACATTAAAAATATACCCACGTGCGTTCAAGTCATTGGATTCTGAATTGTCACTATAGAAATATGGTGTGTCGGAGGCATACCTATCTAACGATTGGTACCTAACATTTTGAACAATATCCGATTGTGAAGTTGCCCATGTGTTAAATTGATCTCCAAAAATAAGCTTAGTATTATTCAATTTCCATTGGTAGAAAGGTACAACTTGAGATTTAATTCCGTAAGGATATGGATAATACCCAATATCATCAGTACCTCTAAAATTAATTCTACCAGGTGTTAAATAATCTTTGGTTTGTAAATCCTCTGTGGTCGATGAAAACCAAACCGCTATTGTAGGATTCTTCGCGGTTCCAAGAATTTGCGTTGGTTGATTTGTTGCACCAGTTAGAACATCATAATACTCAGGTGAAAAATTAATATTACCTATTTCGCTGTTGATAGACATCAGTTGTGCCAAATCTCCATCAATTCTTAATTCCGGTCTTGAAAATAGTTGATTTATACCGTTATCTCCTAAAGGTATTAATTGCTCTAAGAAATTTTCGTCAGTAATTCTTGACACCACAAACAAATTTACTAAGTCGGAAGTATCTCCATAACTTGTAGGATTTATGTTAGGAATAATATATCCTTTTGTTGTTGGGTCAAATGTAATTTCTGAGTAGAATATATCCTTCATACCCATGTTAACTAAAGTGGTTGGAAACAACAAATTCAATTCATTTACTCTTCCATCATTATTTGTTCGTTTTCCAACAAAGGTGTTTGTAATCTCATTGTAAGGACTACTTCTGTAATAGAAATTATTACTATCTGTGTTGAAATAAACAACGTCCTTACAATATTCCACTTTACCCACTTTATTTTGTTTATTATAGAAGGTGTCAACTTGTATTGGGAACATATAAAGAGTTCCATTAACCCAATTATTCATAAATGATTGAGCGAGAACCCCCCTGCACAGTCCATAAAAGAATCTGAATCTATATGCCCATTCATTAAAGTTCGAAAGGTCTTTTCCTAAATCAGCTAAGGGTCTTCTTAAAAACAAATAACAACCTTTATACACATTGTCCTTTGTAGTACACTCTTGGTTTATCTTGAAATTGTCACCAAATCCTTCATAACAATCTAACCCAACCATATTTTCACAACTAAATGTTGAGAACACAGTTAAATTATTTGGTAGTCCATCAAGATCCTCAGTTGGTATCTCAGCTCCCGTTGTATATGATGCCAAATCTAATGGTTGATCAAGGTCAGGAATACTGTAAAAAATAAAATTATTATTTTGTTGAAGTAATGCCGGATTAGTTTCCCACGAACTACCATTCAATACATCGGATGATGGTAATCTATCAGTCCTCATAACATTGTTATTTTTGGAGGAGATTGGCATCGGATTTGCTAATAACCGAGGATACCCGTTTGGTGTAAAATATTGATATCTAACATCATTATAATTGAAATTGACTGCAAATATTGCCGCGAATACCGCCGCTACTGCCGCTCCAATTAGGAGGATAGTTATTATTGGGAAAAAAGGCGCAAGAGCCACGAATGGTAATAAAGTTGCCCCCACTCCAGCAGATGCTCCCAAAACTACAACAGATAATGGGTCTAAAGAAAACGCAGTAATATTAGAGAAAATATAAGATGCTCCCGAAACATCTTCAGCCTCATCATATTTAGCAGAATTTTGATTTGAAGAATAAAAGTCATTGTTGGTTTTACTAACCATAGTAGTGACTCCTCCAATATTTTTAGGACTCAACCTGTTGTTATTAGAAGTAGCATCCAAACTTCCATAATAACCTACAGTAGATGTCGTAAATCCAGAAAAATCATTTCCAGCCTCAAAGAAATACGATGGATAAAACATACCATTTTGGGTAAATGGTTGTACTGATATATTAGTTTGAGTTAATTTTTGTATCGGTATATTTAATCTTGTTTGGGCAGTAATCGTTAATCCAGGGTCATCAATATTTTTTCCAAATATTCTTCCAAGTCGATATTCATTTGTATATTTTGGAGAATACGGGTCAACCCCCCTTTGTAAAATAAGAATATACTGATTTTCAATATCACTGAAAGCATTCAAAGGACTAATAAGAAAATCCTTATCGTTTCTACGATACCCTCTCAACCTTTTTTTAGCTAAAATTAATCGTGATGGTGCGGCTAATACATTTGGAAAAGTTTCTAATTCCCCTAAATTCCATATTTTAATAGCGTCTGAAACAGTAATTGCCGTTACGACTTGGTAGTATTCTCTGTCTTGTGGATATGATTGTCTTGTTATGGTGCTTCCCGTTGGTAATGAATATAAAACAGTTTGGTCAGATGTTTGAGTTACAGCATAGTCAACATTAACAGACGTTGCCGCCTGAATTGTAGTACCGGTAACACCATTAACAACACCATTTTCAGTTTGAGCAGTATATAAAAAGTTTTTATCTGTTGTTGTTGCCGGATTTACAGATGTTAATAATTGACCTGAGTCATAAAACTGGTTTGATAAAACTGTAATTGTATTATCAAAGTGGAATTTACCAAAGTTTGAACTCTGAGCAAAAGTAACTTTTATTTTATTCAGATTATCAAAATATGATTTTCTAGTATTAAATATATTGATTCGTTCTCCAACAGTTAAACTTTCAGAAAAAGCGAAATGCTTATCTTCATCTGACTCATCAGATAAAAATCTTACAACAGATGATTTTGGAGTTTTGAAAATATCCAAGTCAGATACTGAGTCGTTATTACCTGCGATTGCTTGTGCAAAAATTGAAGATTTTATTGGTACATCTTCAGAAGGAGTTCCGTCAGCCCCAAAAATTAATTCTAGCCCCTCAAAATAACTTTCAGGAAATGACACGTAAGATAGAACCCCCGAAGTTCCTCCTAAAACTGCTTCAGAATTTACTTTTGTCTCATTACATGAACAAGATTGACACTCAGGATAAGTAATCATTGGTAATCTAATAGTAAAATCCTTAGTTTCACACTTTAATCTTAAAGCGTTACAAATAAACGCAAATGGTCTAGTCCTAAGAATTCTAACACCGCACAAGAAACATAATGCCCGTATTACTGTCGTATAAATAAACAATATAAAGTGGGATACTACTAATAGTGCCACTCCAACAAACTGAAGAACTGTGAATATTATTGAAAACAAAAAAAACAATAAATCAAAGTTTTTGAATCCGTCATTTACAGGAAATTTGTTTATTGTACTATCACAGGTATCGTCATCAATTTCTTTAATCCCAATAAATCTTCCTCTACCTCCTTTTTTATATTGATCAATTAACGATGATACAGTGTATACCCTATTGAATTGAAACTCGTAAAATGTATCTTCACAATTTATGATTTCATCAAGTCTTTCAATTTGTTCTGACCCGACAAATCCATCGGTATAACCACTCCACGCCAATCCAAAATAGTACGAACTTTGTTGTTTTCTTTTATTTATTTGATTAAAAAAATAAGTTGGGTCTGTATTTGAATTCTCCCATCCATATTCTTTAACATTAGGTAGTAAATAATGCGGTCGTCTACTTTGTATTGTTAAGTCAGTTGGTTGCGTCCATTTAACCTTAAACCTAAATTTTGATTTAGTGGGTATACCAATTGATTGGTCATTTGAAACAACTCTTTCTCCAAATTCATTGGTTATAACATAATCCAAATTCATCGGTAATTCTGTCAACCATGTTCCATCTCCATCAATAATGTTACCCGCTTGTTCCAATTCGAATACTTCCAAGACAGGATTACCATCTACATCCTGATCTGCGGTTTGTCTAATTGCTAATATTTGACCAGGTCCAGAAGTCAAATCACACAAATTACCCATATTATCTTTGGGTTTACAATTTTTTCTTAACCTAAACTTGTCAGGAGTAGAAAAAACAGAACCCATAAAAACCGCAGTCGGTTGTATATCAACGTTAGCATCGTCTCTTAAATCGAAATCTAATCTGTTAATTGATATATCACATATTTCAGGGTCACCCCACAAAGGAGAAATCTCAGCATTTTTAGTTAAATTAATAATCTGAGGTAAAGAATTCAAATCATTTGATGTTCGAAATCTGTTACCCGCAACTTGTGCTTCTGTGGCTAAACCGATTCTAATTAAATCTTGAGGTGTTAAAGAAAATTCCCCGATGTCAGAAAGGTCAACATCCATGACTATCGTTCGTTCCCCCAACGGAACACCCATAATCATATAATCTCCACTATCATTAGTTTTTGTTGTAAACCTATAATATTTGTCGTAAATTTCTACGGCAGTACTTCCTGTTAGAACATCCGATTTTGTTGGTAATGTTCCAGTCGCAGCATGTTTTGAATAAGAAGGTGTATATGGTAATAGATTGTATCGATACCCATCACTATTTTTGTCATTTGGTGATTTGTATGGATAGATACTTGTTATTAATGGATTTGATTCGTCAACCTGTTCAATAGGTATGAATATAGAAACTCTAGCATTAGGTACCCCAAATCCATTATTTGCGGTGACCCTACCAACTAAAACACCATAATTAGCACAACTTCTTGTGTAGATATCTGTTTGTTGTATTTTAAGAGATAAAATTTCTAAGAACTCAAATTCTTGGTCTAACTGTACATTAATTGATTTGTTAATACCAAGTTCGGTCCTAATTCTATATGAATCACCCATGTAATATCTTTAATTTATAAATAGTTTATGTGTAATTTTTAAGAAACAAATAGACACACATTGTAAATTATAAACCAAAGCTTAGGATAATAAACCTATTAAGAGAATGTTGTGGATTGGAAGTTTACTACTGAAACTTTAATATCCTTATTTGGATATCTTATTTGATAAACTTGTGAAGGCTGAGCAAAAATAGTGTCGGCAACAGGAGCAATTTGTCTCGTTTCAGGATCAGAATATTGCATAGATGTTTCAGCCGAAGAATATTGTCCACCCACATTATTGAATACCTTAATTCCTGCTACTGTAAGTACACCATTTTGGTTCTGTACAATACTTTGTATCTCAGACAAATAAACATTCTGTCCTAATTCCCTCACTTGTGGATTAAAGTAAGTCGAAATTCTGTCTACAACATCAGCAATAACTTGTCCTGAATTCTGTGCCGAAGTTAATACAACTGATACCTCAACACTAAGATCAATTACTTCAGCAGTCAAAATGGAAATATAGTCATTAATCATTCTATAATTAGAAAGATAGGTTGCAACATTTTGTCTCAAGGTGTTCGATACAATATTAGTTAATTTACCAGAGGTATCGTAAGACAACAATTGAATTAAAATTTTATTATCGTTTTCTGTAACTGAAACTTTTGCAGGTGCTCCAAATTCTGAAGGCATATTCCTGATGATAGATTCGTAGTCTTGAACTGTCACCGCTCTCTTCTGTGCGGAAAAGTTGAATGATACATAATTTCTAATTTCTTCCAAAGATGGTAACCCTGCTCCACCAATTGCAGCAGTAACGTTGTTACATCTCAAAGAATTAACTACCGATGAGTTTGTTAGTTCTGATGGACCATTAACAAAGAAAGATACAGTACCAATCTGAGTGATAACATTTGTTCCCAAGTTAGTACCTAAACCACCCCCAACTCTATATTGAACAAACAGAGTTGAATTCGGAGTTAAAGCCGAACCCAAAGATAAATTGTTTGAATATCTTTGTAGGTCTATCGTTGCCCCTAATGTTGTAAATTGATTTAACGCATCTTGTGCCGTATTGGTTCCTCCACCAAAAGTTAATTTCTTAAACCCTTCAGGAGTGTATTCACTAATGAATCTATTTTGTGTTTGAATATATCTACCAACTTTAATTCCTGGTTGGTCGGAAACTTTTGTAGGGTCTTCAATAAAAACTCTATCTTCGGCAAGGGCATCTACTTCATACCATTTGTTAGGAACTCCTAAGAATTCCGCCGCTGTAGGTATGTTTGTATATTCAGTACCACTTTTAAGTAATACACTTGTGATTCCTAATACATTTTTTTCAGGTAAGAATAATTCAAAAAATGGCTTAACATCGTTTGGAGTAATAACCCTTTTGAAAACTTTAGTAATACCATTAACAACTAATTCTCTCTTGGTAATAGTATAATTAACCAAAACATTATTGGCATTGAAGTTAGGTATTTTTAATCTGTTGGGAAACCCTTGGGCATTATATGGTGATGTAAAATCAACGTCATATATGTTTTCAAATATTATACCAGCACCTGACACTTGAGACCCTCTCGCTAAAGTTCCAAGATATCTCTCATCTTCTTTATCTCCAAAGGCAGGTACGGTAATTGAAAAATCTACTAAAGATACTGATGGTCTTTGTCCAGGAAGTTTTAATCCATAAGTTCTCGCAATATTATATATTGAAGATCTTTGTTGCGCATATTGAAGTACTGTTTCTTGAATACTTCTATCTATGTGATAATGTAAGTTATCAGCAACCGCAGCATTCAAGTCCAAAAATACCGAGAATACAGATGCGTCATTAAAATCCTGAATCAATTCAGGATAGTATGTTCTTACATAGTTTAATAACTCAGTTCTTATCCCCTGATAATCTCTAGTTGTATATGAAATTTTACGATTTGCCATCTATATTAAATATTAATAATAACAAAATCACTTTGAGCAAAAGTCGATCTGTTGTTCGAGTAATCTATTCTAATTTTAGCGGTATATTCCGAAGTTCCTTTTCCAGGTAATCTATAAATTGGAGACTCGCTTGTTCCAAGTGTATTTTCACCTAACATGGTATCAACTTCTTCCATTGGGTCAGCAGGTGTGATTGATATTTGATTCAATAACAGGTTTGGCATATAAACTTGAACAGCATCTCTTATATCTGATTGTATTGCATCAAAAGTTAAACCATCAAATGGCTCAAATAAAAATTCATACAGTCTTGTTCCAAAATCAGGTAAAAAATACCTACTACCTTTTCTAGTTAAAAGAAGGTGAATTAAGTCAGATTTAATTTGCTGAGATTCTAATTGGGTAAGTTCTAAAAAATCACCCCGTCTCGAATCTCTGAAAGGAAAGTTTATTCCATATGTTACTCCGTTCGCCATAAAGATAAATATAAGACCCTTGTTTTTCCTTATAAATAGCCACAAATAAAAAATCCCGATATATATCGGGATTAATTATTTAATTAGGAAGAACAACCGAAACATTCAATTTCAATTCCTTCTGGTTTTGGTGGTAAATTCATACTACTATAATCAACTTTAGGAACTTCAACATTTGGTTTTGGTTTTTGTGCCTTTGACATATCCAACGCTAAGTGTTTAGCCCCTGTTGAAATTGCCTTAGTCCTTACATAATAACACAATGTTTTCAAACCTTTTTCCCACGAGTGAAAGTGAGATGATGTAATTTTAGACAACGTAGGGTTCGACATATATATGTTCATAGACTGAGACTGATCAATGAATGGTGCTCTATCTGCCGCCATATTAATCAAATCTCTCTGAGAAATCTCCCAAATTGTTTTATACTTAGGAATTAAATGCTCAATTCTCTTAACCTTTTTGTTATAGTTTTTGTCTTCAGGGTCAAGGTATTGATTGAAGTTAATGTTTTGAATTGAACCTTCATTCATAATAATTTCATTCTTCAAATCTTCGGACCAAATACCAATTTTTTCAAAGTCATTAATCAAGTACTTGTTCACAATCATAATCTCCCCACCAACAACTCTTCTATTAAACAATGCGGAATGTGCTGGTTCGGTCATCTCAAATGAACCAGTAATTTTTGCTGAAGACGCGACTGGCATCTGAGCAGTGAATAAGGAGTTACAAACACCAAATTCTTGTACGTCTTTTTTCAACGTTTCCCAATCCAAGAATAATTCAGAGTCATTCAACCCCCACATATCAAATTGGAAAATCCCTTTCGACATTGGAGAACCTTTGAAGAATTCGTAAGGGTGTCTAATTCCTTTCTTACACAAATCATTACTTTCAGTGATTGCCGCATAATAAATTGCCTCAAAAATATTCTTATTCAAAGTTTTAGCTTCATCTGAAGTGAATACATAGTCCAATAAACAGAATACGTCAGCTAAACCTTGTACCCCAATACCAATCGCTCTTTGTTCTAAACCTCCTTTAAGACCTTTTTCAGTTGAATAATTATTCTTGTCGATAACATTGTTCAACGCTCTAACCGCCTTTCTAACTTCTTCAATCAATAGTTTGTAATCAAACTTACCATCAACAATAAAGTTTTTAAGTACGATTGATGATAGTGTACAAATCGCAGTTGTATTCTCATCAGTATACTGATAGATTTCATTACATAGGTTAGATTGTTTAATCACACCAATGTTTTGATGATTTGTTTTTTTGTTCGCACTATCTTTAGCACATAAGTAAGGTACACCAGTTTCAACTTGAGATTCAATGACTTTACTCCAAATCTCTTGTGCTTTTACTTTTCGACCGATTCCTGCTTTTACCGCCAACTGATAGTTTCTTTCATATTCATCACCGAAACATTCCTGTAATGGTTTAATACCCGCTTTGATAATATCATTCGGACAGAACAAATACCAATCTTCATTGTTTTTAACTGCTCTCATGAAGTTATCAGGAATCCAAAGTGCGGTAAATAAATCTCTCGCTCTTAATTCTTCAGCACCTGTATTCTTTTTGATATCCAATAAATCAAAAATATCTTTGTGCCATGGTTCCAAGTATATCGCAGCACTACCAGGTCTTCTTCCTTGTTGGTTAAAGAATCTCAATGATTCGTTTACAATCTTAAGATATTTTAACAATCCACCAGCAAAACCACCAGATGATTTGATTCTACTTTCTTTACTTCTGATGTTTGACATAGACAATCCAATACCCGCAGCATCTGAAGAATAGGTTGAGATGTCATTCAAGGTTTTTAGTAATCCTTCTCTTGAATCTGAATTATTATAATGTAACACACAAGACGCTAACTGAGGAACTTTGGTTCCTGAGTTAATCATAATTGGTGTTGCCTTAGAAATTCTCTGACTTGATAATGAATGATAATATTCTACCGCTTCTTCGAATGAATTAGTTACCCATAGAGCAACTCTCATATACATATGTTGTGGTCTTTCGATTACTTTACCCTGAGGAGTTTTCAACAAGTACATTTCTTGTAGTGATCTCCATCCAAAGTAATCAAAATTGTAATCATTCTCATGATTGATTACCTCATCAATCTTAGACGGACCATACTTTTCAATCACCTCCATTAGGTCATCATGAACTACACCATCAACATGAAGGGTGTGCATTACATTTGAAAAACTTGGATCGGTATCTTTATGATACGATGAAATCGCAACTGAAGCCGCAAGTCTAGAATAATCATAATGACTACCAGTATATGCCGCAGCGATTTCATAAACAAGTTTATCTAACTCTTTTGTGGTTATATTACCTTCAGTTGGTACTGATGTAATAACTTTAATGAATATTTCATCAGAGTTAACAGTCAAACCCTTAGCAGCTCGTTTAATTCTATTATAAATTTTTTGTGGATTGAAGGCAACATCCTCCCCTCCTCTTTTTTTAATTTTTAATGACATCATAGATATAAAAGTATTAAATTAAAAATCAGAATCAAATGATAACTCTTCGTTTAGTTTAGCTTTTTGGTATTCCATTGTTCTTGACTCAAAGAAGTTACCCTTTGTTTCAACTGCAATTTGTTCCATAAACTTGAATGGTTGTTCAACATTGAATTCTTTTTTACATCCAAACTTAACCAACAATCCATCAGTAACGAATTCCAAATATTGTTTCATAAGATTGGAGTTCATACCAATAAGTGAAACAGGTAATGATTCAGTGATGAATTCTTTTTCAATCTCCAATGCAGACAATAGAATTTCTTTGATTCTTTTTTCTGATGGTTTAGTCTCCAAGTGATTATTAACCAAGTGAATTGCAAAGTCACAGTGAAGATTCTCGTCTTTGAAAATCAAACTATTTGCATTACACAAACCTTGCATAATACCTCTCGACTTCAACCAGAAAATTGAACAGAAAGACCCTGAAAAGAAGATACCTTCAACCGCAGCGAATGCCACAAGTCTCTCTTGGAAGGATGCGTTTTCAATCCAATCAAGAGCCCACTTAGCCTTCTTTTGAACTGCAGGTAGATTATCTAATGCTGTAAAACAAAGTTGTTTTTCTTTTTCGTTTGAGATATATGTATCGATGAGTAATGAATACATCAAGCTATGAATGTTTTCCATCATCAACTGAAATCCATAGAAAAATTTAGCCTCAGGATATTGTACTTCCTTTAAGAAATTTTCTGCAAGATTTTCATTAACAATACCATCAGAAGCTGCGAAGAATGATAAAATATTTTTAACGAAATATTGTTCATTTTCAGTAAGATTATTCCAATCTCTAATATCGTTAGTCAAATCTACCTCTTCAGCAGTCCAAAATGCTGCTTGATGTTGTTTGTAAAATTCCCAAATATCATTGTGCTCAATGGGGAATATAACGAATCTGTTGGGATTCTCTATTAAAATTTTTTCCATAATTAATTGTGTGTTTTATAATTGTTGTTGTTCCTTTTGTTTTCTCTTCTCCATCAATTCTTTGACTCTGTCTCTCTTCTTCTCTTCTTGTTGTTCCTCAAATCCTAAGAACGTCACCGAACTTTCAGTATCAATTTCAAGAAGTTCATTGTTGAATTTACAGTTCTCGAATACAACCCCATCCTTTCCAAGACGAGACTTTGTTATCGCGATTGTCGCCAAATTCATTTCTTTCTGTTGAAGTGTCTTTGCCACCGTGATGATGACGTGTCCAACTTGGGCCTTTTTGATTGACCCTCCCATTTGGTCAGTGGTTACCACCTCTGAAGAAATAGAACTTCTATTCCCTTGAGTTGCAGTCCAACCAACCAAGTTGAGTTCGTGGCACATTGCCTCAAACCCTCTCATTACCGAACCTTCAGCTTTCCACTCATCCTTTGATGATGACTCAGGTAATACACAGTCGATATAATCTAACATAATCATATCAATTTTGTTTCCATCCGCAATCATTTTTCTAACCTGATTTTTAAGTTGGTTCATTGTCATAGTATCAGATGCCAACTTCTTCAATACAAGTTTGTTTTTCATTGTCTCTTGTATTTCAGTAATCTTAGACATCACATCTTCTCTATGTTTTGCCAACTCATCAGGTGGAATACCTGTCCATATTGTGAAGTGTTTCCTTTGGACAATTTTAGGATTGTCTTCGAAGAATACCTGAAGGACATTGTATCCCAAGTTGAATGCGGTATTCGCAATCTTGGTCAAGATAGTTGTCTTACCAACACCAGTTGGAGCAAGGATTACACCTATCTCTCCCTTCGCTAAACCACCCTTAAGTAGTTTATCAATACCTGGTATACCCATAGGTATTGGATGTCTATAGTCTTCATCCAAAACGGTTTCAAGTCCATAGAAAATATCCGTCTGTCCTTTGTCTATCTCCCCTACTTGTAGTGCCTCTCTAACTAACCCCTCCACTTTATCGTAAGATTCAAAATCTCCTTGAGTGATAATTTTTTGTGCCTTATCCATAGCCTTTTGAAGTTCCTGTTGTTTACAGAATTTCAAAGCCTTTTCTTGGACAAATTGTGTTCCTTCGAATGGTGCTTCCTTTACTTGTTTTAGTGTATCCAAAACAATTTTAGCAACCAATTCTTGAGAAACTTCAGACTTGATAATTTGTTCGAGAGTTTCGAAGTTAGGGGTTGATTCATACTTCACATAGTACTCCTTAATCATTTGTAAAATGATTTTGAAATACTTGTTATCAAAGTATGTTGACTCGATGACATCAAGAATAGATGATGAAAAATCTTTATCTACCACAATCTGATTCAATAACTGAATCTGGAAAGTGTTCCCTAAGTAATCGAAATTTTTGTTCATATATTTGTATTGCTCCCCTGTGTATTATTAAATACTCACTTACTCAAATCAAAATCCAAATATTGATAAGATAATCTCTGTTCTGAAAAAATGTCAGTCAATTCTCTGAGAATGTCTTTCAAAAATGGTCGTACGTCAACGGTATAACGAACCTTGGGTGGAAAATATTTTCCATCAAAAATTCTATGACAAATTGTCGTGTCCCCATTCTTAACAAAGATGTTAAAGATTTCTGGTCCATCAGTATAAGAGGTGTCCATAACTGATGGGTCATGCATGATAGATTCACTATTGTCCGTCATGTAAATCACAGTCTTCATTTTCAAATGATACTGTAAGTCATCCTTGATTTCGTTAATCAAGTTATAGAATTCAATTGAGTTTTTTGCGTTAGGATTATAACCTCTAACATTGAAATACCTTTGAACTACAATGTTGTCGTTAAGGGTTAGAAGGAATTCCATTTTAGTACTGTCTTGCT